GTTCGGATGTCATTATGGGATAATTCAAACACTTTTTTAAACATGTCTCCCATTTTCTCACCTTCCTTTTGTTCATTTTTAGTATGTAATGCTTGAGCAACTAAACGTGTAAGTTTAGAAACGTCGTAAGCAGGAGCAACTCTGTCATGATCGCCACGATTTTCCGAATTCAATATGCAGTGACCATCGTAGCAATAACTAAGTATTTCTTCAGTTCCGTCCTCAACTTTATAACTGTCATAAAGAATTTCCATGCTAGAAACTACATCTATACCTTCACTGACCCACTCTTGCAACAATCCAATGGGATTAGGGAAGCGAGATGCCCAAAGTACACCCTTGCCTGCAACAACTTCAATTTCCTCACCATTTTCATCTTCAATAGTTTTGATATAGGCAGGTTCAGTGAAAACACCAATAGGAACAGTCCTTAATTCAACATAAGGATCACCACTGCCTCTTAGTTCTCCTAAGTACGCTTCATGGTCGCCTAAAGCATCGTCGCCTTCACCGATGTCAGATTCATCGTAATACCGAGCAACGATGGGAGTGTCTTTTAAAGTATGAAGTGTCTTTTCAGCAGTTTCTTTAGAAATAAAACTGTTATTGTGACTCACACGAAAATCGTGCAAGATAAACTCACATTCTTTTTTGGTTGGATTTTCTTCATCGTCATAAATTGCATTCAACTGAATATCAAATAATGAACGTTTTTTCTCCAATTTAATTCACCTCCTTACATATCATTTTTATCACCAGTCCTAGAGGATTCTCCTTCATCGGTTACATCGTCTTGAATTGGTGCGCCACCTTCTTCTTTTCCTGAAGTCGTGTGTGATGATTTGTAAGGTGTGATTCTATTTTGCAAATCAAGAGATTCAGTTTCATATATAGTTTGTTGTAAATAACTATCCCAATGAATGTCTGAAATTTGATCAACAACAGCCTTAATACTCCAACCTTTGTCGTTTAACTTCATAAGGGAATCAATCTTTTCCTTAGTAGTTAAAGGTTGATTTTTATCATAAACAATATAATAATTATCTTCTTGTTGATTAGGAAGGAGTAGATTGATCATTTTCTGATAAATTTCAGTTTCAATTTGCTCAAGTAAAACAGCAATACGCTTATAAAATACGTCTAGGTTAATTTTAGAACTAGCATGATTACCGCCTTCACCATTAGTAATTGCACCGCCTAGACCTAGACTTGTATTGATGTCGCTATTTAAATTGTCGTACTTATCTCCATCTAAACCATCTGTTTTAACATCAGGAAATTCAAGTTTTGCATATTCAGGAACAGCAACCACAGGGACTCCACCTTTAGAGTTTTCCTCCAATGCTTTCTTTACTCCTGAATGAACTTTTTGCTTAACACCTTTACCTAAATTCATGTTGGCATATTTTCCTTCTAATTTATCACTACCAATAGTTAACACTGCAATAGCATTAATGATTTTGTTAGCGATAGACCGTTCAACATTTTTCATTTTACGTTTATGTAAAATATCAAATAAGGAGGGATTAGCCCAACTTGAACCTACAGGTTGGTTTCGTTTAAGTGTATGAGTATTAATTGCGAATGTGCGATCCGTAGGTAACTCTACATATTGATCATTTTTATTTCTTGAATTCTTCCATTTATCATACATCTTTTGAGTAACATAAGGATCTAAATTATCAAATATAACTCCTCTGTAAAACTCATCAAATTGATCAAGATATTCTAAGTCAAAATGAACAACCCAATCAAAACCACGACGATAAGCAGGAAAGACATATTTAGGTTGATCAAAAATGTAAGGGAATAATTTGGTTTTATTGCCCAGCCAAATACCTGTTAAAACTCCTGAGCTACCAACTTGTTTCAATACGTCACGAGTTAAAGTACGATGTTTGACTTTGTGCATATGTTTATTGATTTGAGAAATATATTTGTCGTGATTTTTCGGTTTTTCAAATGTATCATGCGTATCTACTTTGTAATTTAAAGTAGGGAGGGATTCTAACAACTCATACATGATATGGACTTCACCAGAAGATAAATAGAAGTATTCCGTTATATTAGACAGTATTTCTTGGTGTTCATCGGGATTGTTGAAATACTTTTTTAAGTCTTCAGGTTTAATATCGTCTATAATTCCTTCATGCCACATTTGAGCAGAAAAACCATCGATAAATGTATTCATAAATTGTTGGTAATCATTTAATTGACGTTCAGTTTCAATGTCGTTATGTTTGTTTTCTTCAGTCAATTTTTACCCTCCCTTCTTATTAGAAATAAATTATGTCATCTTCAGGATCTTCTTGAACAGCACCACTTAACAAATCACGTTCTAGTTGGCTTGCGATAAAGTTTCCATAAGAAACAGAACTGTATCTATCTTTACGTTTTGATCTAGGTTCTTTTAATTTAACAAGACCACTGTTTGTTCTTTCACCTTCAAGGTTAATCATTTCATTTATTAAAGCAGTAGTTTGTTTATAAGGATGTTCAAAATGTGCTTTAGTTTCTGGTGTTAATTCATCAAAACCTTTAATCTTTCTAAGATAATCTTTTCCATCTGCTTCTTTAGAAAGAAACCTAACTTTACCACGTCTAATTCCGTCTTTTAAAAGAACAGCACATTCGCTGTTAAAAGTTTCATTACCTTTAACACTAAATATTCTTGGGTCAGCATTATCATAAGTACATCGAGCAGCCATTTTTTCATCATTGATACATGTCCAAGCAGGGTACTCTACATTTCTATCAGTATCAAATGAAGGTTGAACTAAACTGTCAAACACACCAAGACCCATGTTTTGTGTATCTAAAACCACATAATCACAATCAAAATCGTAAAACATTTGACGGATGCGATTTGCTTGGTCTCCTGTGTGACCACCTTCAACAGTTTCCATATAGACTACATTTCGGTTGTACCCAGTCTTAGTAGGAAGGAGTCTGATGATTGTATAAACGGAGGCATCATTCTCTTTACCTTCCATACCAGCAATGTCACAAGATACTAATCGAATTTCTCCGTCTTCTTTAGGTTCATACTTAAACTTCTTGTCTTTGATATAATCATATTCATTTTTAGGATATAGACATTTAGGCAATCTACGTTGTTTTTCAATTTCTTCATAATTAAAATAAGCCTTCTCTGATTCACCAAAGAAAAGGCATTCCATTTCCATTAACCCATAAAAATCCATTATTTCTAACAGTATAGACTATATCATCATCTCAATGAGATGTTCGGCACTTCGGTCAGAGACTCATTTTCTGACCTACTCCATAAAGGATAGTCGTTGCACCTTTCACACATTGTGACTTGGCACAGGATTGCCTACCGACCTTGAACGGTTTAGGTTTCCCTGTTAGCGTGTTAATTAATTGTCATTTCCTACAATTACTAGAACGCTTAACACACACCCTTGAGTCATAAGGTTCACCGAATTTTCTTATACTATCACTAGTATAAGGGACTGTTAATTAATCCAATTTCATCAAAATCAGCCTCAGACATTTCATCCTCAACTTGTTCACGCATAAGTAAGTTTTCTTTAATAGCCAACTGATAGGGAAGACCACAAACAAAGTAACTTTTACCTGCTCTCATTGATTTAAAATAAGATTTGAGTCGCTCCCAAGACCAATGCATTTTAAACCAAGCAGAAGATAAATAGATTTCCTTATTTCGTTCTTGTGGATAATCTTTATATTCAGGTTTATTCATAAATTGAGGCTGTCTAGGAGCAGTTAGGAATTTACGTAACACCTTGCTGATTACTTCCAAATCAACCATTCGAAATTCATCAACAATGAGCAAATTCGCTCTCTTAGACCTAGCCCCGTCATTAGAGGCAACTATTTTAATCCAGCTACCGTTACGAAACTCAACTCTTGCATCGTTGGTAGATGTCCTTAGATCCGATATTTCACGTTGAAGATTAGGAGAGCCTTTTCTCATCTCTTCAATCTTTTCTATAACCTCACGAGATTGTCCTTTTGTTCCACTGGCTATCACTATTTTTGTCTCGGGGTAAAGTATCGCCCTTACTACACAAAAAACACTTGTTAAAAACGTTTTACCTTGACCACGAGAAGCAAGGTACATAAAATAGTGATTGTGATTCATCATAAATATAAGAATCATTTGGAATAATTTTAGATTAATCGCCAAGTAGTCTTTAACAAATCGGTGAGGGTTGGCTCTGTAAAAACTAGCCCATATACCAATTCCATTCATCAACTTTTCAGATTTGGTCAATTTGTCAGAGTATTTATTGAAGTTCTTATTTTTGTTAAAAATATTAATTCCACGAGTTGCCTTATTTCTGCTAACTTGAAAGTTCTTAGCCATTACACATCATCCACTTCATCGTCGTTTTCGTGAGTTGGTGGTTCAACTGTGTACTTAGCAATTTCTTCTTCATACATTTGAGCATACTCATTTTGTATTCCCATCATTTTACATAAGTGACCTAAGAAGAAGACTTGTATGTATTTTCTTATACCGTCGACATCTTTCCATTGAGGATCAGGTTCAGGAGTAGGTCTTTCATTTTCGTATTTTTTAAGTAATGTTCCAAAAGATTCTTGTTCTGCAGCGTTAGCACCTGTCTCTTGATTAGGTTTGATATTAGCTGAACCAAGTAAGTCTTGTAGAGTTTTTAGTTCTTTATCTACAGGCTCACTATTTTCACGTTTTCTTTTAATCGTTAAACGTTGGTGTGAAGCTTCTTGGAACAACATTTCCATAGCATAAGAACTGTCACTATCGTATGTACTTGTTAATTTCTCGTACTCTTTTTGCAAAAATGTATATTCCTCTTTAGTGAGACCTCCACCCCAAAAGTCGATAAGATATTCCATCTCTTCTTTTGTGAACTCAACTTCTTCTATATCTTCAGGGCTGTAACCCTTCTTATCTTCATCTTCATCTTTAGATTGATCGGGATTATCCTTAAATACTTGTTCATTTTTCTTGTCAAAAATACTGTCGGCATAAGTGTCATATTTGTGATTAAAGTTGATGTTTTTCAAATAAACACCTAATGTATCTTTACTATCCTTCTTAGCTTTTTCCCAATAATCAGGCAAAAAAGGCTTATCTACAACACGCAATATTTCAACTACTGTTGTATAGTTGTCTTCATCTAATCCACTTTTTAAACAAGTTTTACAATATGGCAATTTCCCATCAGAGTGCCACTTATTGTAACTGATGAAAAATTGGTTACTTTTGTTTTTCCAATTTAAACAACTCAAACAAAGTTTCTCTTTTTCAAAATCTATATTTTTAGTTTTAGCCAATTACAACAGCACCTCCAATGTAAATTGACATTAAATTTAATAGTTGATTGTATTTGTAATTAATTTTTCAGATGAAAGATTCTTTTAAGCGGAAGTTATCCGTCAGCGTAATAGCAGTAACAGATAACAATCCTATAAAAGAATCTAGAAATGGGGAGTGACCAAACTCCCAATAAGTCCAGAAAAGCACGTAATTTTAAAATAAAGTGTACGAGTTTAGATACAACCGTACAAATGGAGAGTTTGATCGGTATCTCGTACACTTTATTTTAAAAGGGAAGAGGAGTGTCTAGAATCCTCTTCCAAGATTTAATGTACTTAATTGTACGGGGGTGCTAAGACCCAAAGTTATCTTCAATTAAAATAACTGGTTTATCTATAGCCGTCTTTTTCTTCATTAATCTCTTTAAGACGTTCTATATTGTGTTGAACCAATTCAACAATAAAATCTTGTTCAACTTTAAGGTTTAACTCATTAAAGAACATCATAAATAAATTCTTTAACTCATCAATATCTTTTGCATCAAGAGCCATATTTGCATAATCATCTATGATTGGTTCAAG